GGGGAGGTACATAAATAGATCTGACAATAGCATTGGCTAACCTCAAAAGAGTGTTACGTTAGCCGTTATTATAAGGACTCAGGGTTAAACTATATACGAGCTAATTCTACTATCATCGTCTGTAGGGACATCAACGTCCCAAATATCTAAACCGGTACTTCGTTTGTTCAATTCACCGTGCTGGGTGGGTTTCCAAGGTGTTAGAGCACTCAACATTGACACTGTATCAATGAAATCATCATGCTTAGATTTGAAACCTCCGGGGCTTGCTAAACTTAATTCGTTGTATGCTTCAACTAACTCAGGTGAGCTTCTTCTTTCTTCTGGAAAGAATATCTTATTGGCCTTAAATAGGGGCACCATTGTATTAAAACGAACCATTTTATTTGTGTTGGGTCTGATGCCTGGCTTTTGCTGATTACCCTCAGATGCTAATGGGAAATATATGTTCCTTTGCATCATTTGATCTTGTACCCATTGTATAAAACCACCTTGTTGGCCTGTCACTTCAATGCCCACTTGTTGGGGGCGGTACTGTTGAGCCAAACGAAACAGATCATTAATGTTTTTGTCCATTAACTGCCGCTTACAGACTCCGTCAACCCAAAGCCAATCACCATTATTGTTGTAAGCCCACACAGAAATGACGGAATAGTCCGCTGACGTTCTCTCTGAGGTCGCAAAGTCAGTAGTAATGTAGAAGTTAAACAACTGTTTATTGTTTAGTACGTTACCGCGTGCGTACCAACTCATGTCAGTATCAAGTATTAGGCGATCTTCCTCTGACATGATGCGTAACATCATCTCCTGGTTAAAATCTTTCACCTTACCGGTCTTTACTGCAATGTCGTATTGCTCTCTTACGTACTTGTAACTAAAGCGATCAGGCCATGAGCCAACAAACTCATCCTCTTCACAGGGAAACTTCTCACATACGGGGAACACGTTAACGTCCCAAGCACCTGACTCAACCGCCTTGTACAGTGGGTCTTTCGCATTAAACGGCGTACCTGACCAGATGATTAAGTTTTTCTTAGGATGCAGGGCGTATGTCACTGCTTTATATATCGTGGCTTCCACGTTTTCTATAATCGTAGGGGATTTAGCATCCTCATCAGAGAACAAGTCATCCAGTACTGCCAACTGGGGGCGTTGCCCCATCTCTTTGGCTCCACGAACGCCTGTCTTAGCGCCATAGCCCTTTACAATAAACGTATGCCCGTCAGCATTGGTGAACTCCCAACGTATGTCTGTGAACCTTACAGAGGGGACGTACACCTTTAAGAAGTCTGAGTTTTCCCAGCGGAACTCAAGGTTCTTACGCATGTTCTTAACACCGTTCTCGATGCTATCTGACACGTATAAAGCAAGTGATAGATCACCAAACCCTGGGATAGAGCCATAGGTCGCTAAGTACAAGAACAAGTACTCACCCATTAACGTTGTCTTAGCAATGCCACGATGACACAGGTTGGCAATACGCGTACCGCCATGAGTAATTGTATCTAGCATGTGGTAATGAACCAACGGAGTCAGGTTCTCCTCACCGTCAGCCCCATTAACCAGTTTAACAAACGTTACAAACTCTAGAGCAAAGTCACTAGGGACATACTCTGGATCAACTGTGTAGCTTGTCGTGTTAAGGTAATCCTCAACTCTCTTTAACTCTTCATTATGATCCATTTTCATCCTCATCGTCAGCACCAAAACTAACACTACAAACGATGTCGAGTATGTAAGCCACAATACCTAACATAAGAAACATATTTAGTAAGTTCTCTGTCAATCCAGTCATCGTTAAATCTCTGCCCCATTCTTGTCTACGCTTACTAGCGGGAGGTCTTTCCAAGTGCTACCGTTACGTAGCCCCTCACTCCAGATGTATTCCCCTTGTATCCGCACCGCGCCGCCAGGATAGCGTGCGGCTCTGAACGCAACAGGGCTCTCGTGGTATTCTCTAGGCATGCGCCACAGGTTACTAACCCACTCACTAATACCCATTACACTTCCTTAAACTCAGCGTCTATGATCAACTTACTGTGTGCGACTTCCTGTGCGTGCATAGCGCCAGCCTTCAACATCATCTTCTGCTGAGCTACCAGTTCCATAGTCGAAGCCCTGAGCGCATTAATAGAGCTGTCTTCCTTCATCCCAATGTCCAATTCAATCTTCTGGGTTTCAGGTTGCTTTAGGTGTGTAAGCAGTGAGTTCGCTGCGTCACTTCTAACCTTCTCAGACCTTGCTGACAGCATAAGATCCGCCTGCGTATTCAATGCCTTCTGATATAAGTCTTGGTTTAAGACCCAAGAAGGAACCAAGGTCTGTTCTAAAATAAGATTAACGAGCTTTGATTTATTAAACGCAGTCACATAGCTAGCAATGTCCTTACTGGCGACGCCTTGCTTCTCAAACTTAGTGATCTTCTCAGGGAATGCCTTTGAATAAGAGTCTATATTGGTATTGCCCATTAGCTTATAGCTAACGTAGCGCACAGCGTCTAAGTAATTACTCAGCTTAAACTTACCGTTCTTCAACACATGCGCATAACTAATCAAGTTATCCCGATATGCTTCACGCATCTCAGGTTCACTGATTAAAGTATTAACATTGTCGATGATTGCTTGATTGACGTTTTTCTTAACGTGAGCAGGAAGGGCTTGCTTAAACTGATCTAAGGTAAGAGTGTCCATAAGGACTCCAGATCAGTTAGTGTATCGGCCCAATATACTTCATAAGTCATTGAAATAACAGTTGATTTTAATTTAAACGTCACTATAGTAAGTACTAGTTGGCATTTACCAACTGGTACACGTTCGTTTTAGTAAGACCTTCGCCCACTGATCCTAGTCAGCACCACCTTTGGTGGTACTGCTCTGCGAGTGGGCTTTTTTTTGCCTATAAAAAAGTACAGGTTTTATGAAAAATAATAAAATAATAATAAGGGTACAGGTTATATGGGATTTTATAATCTGGGTACGGATTCATTACTGTAGTACTAACAGCACATCAACTGGAATACCCCCCCCTATACTAACTAGCTGGCGCTAATGGATGGATGGGGGCCCCCGTCTAATCTAATCAATAGGAGTGCATACAATGCGCGAAGCAATCAGTCAGTTCTTTTCATCATTCATCAAGACCCTAGGTTTATTTAACCGTGTCATCAATACAGCAGACGCTCTGTTGGAAACAGCAGAAGACGCAGCCATCAGGTTCCGAGATGAGGAACGCGAAGCAGCAGCCAAGATCAAGGCACTAGCCGTATAACAAATCCCCTCAGCCGCAAGGTTGGGGGTATTTCTTTTAGCCCTAAAAGCACACACACACACACCAAGATAGAGAGATCTTAAGAGAGATAGCTGGCGCTAGGGGTGGGGAAGTTCCCATCATCTAACTATAACAACCAGGAGTATATATGTTCATTGATCATGTATCAGCAGACGAGACCCTAGGCTACCTAGAGTATGTAGAACAGTTCACTTGTTCTTATGAAACAGAAAGTGAAGTTGATATCTCTCAACTACTTGATTCTATTTAACATTAATCATTACCTATATGTTACCGACATCTTAACTGGTGTGGGTAACGTGTACGTTAGGGAGTATCAGTATGTCTAATTTAGAACTATTAGTAGCCTTAGCTTATACACCGTTAGGTGTGGCTATAGCACTGCCATTTGTATGCCTGGCATTGTCAGGTGTACATCACATTGGAACAACGCTGCTACCGAAGGTGGCAGTGATATGGGTGCGTCGTGTACCTGTTAATAACAAGCGTACTAAGCGACCTACAAATCGTATGAGTGCAGTAAGGTGGAGAGTGTAATGTTAAACCCAAATGGTCAGATCTCCATGTTACGTGGAGAGGTGTTCAACTACCTAGACGGTGATCTATTGCTAGAAGCAGACGGTAGTTGGCACAAGCATGCATCATACCCAACGTATGAACTAGCATACGCAGAAGCAGAAGAGATCGTAGATGAGTACTATGCTATGGGTCAAGGAGAAGAGCATGAGTTGTAAGAATTGTGGTGGTGACATGATAGGTGACGGCTTCACTGCTGTCATGCATTGTGAGTATGCAGACGAGTCAGAGCTAGACTGCTTAGAGTCAGACGCTGATACGGTGTACTGTGCCTTTGAAGAACAGTAAAAGTATTAGGT